AGGTACATTGCAGTTGTATTTTAATACATTGACTAATTTGTTAAATGTTTTTGAATCTGTTTTAAGTTGTTTTAAAAATACCTTGCTTGTTTCAAATGCAATCCTTGCCTGATCCCTCGTAGTTGCTGCCGTATACACCTCTGCTCCAGTTTCATTGTCACAGAGAAAACAATACACGGCAATGGCTGCGGCTAATTCTGTTTTACCGTTCTTTCTTGCTATTTCAAGATAAGCCTTTCTAAATCTTCTTCCTCCTTCTTTCCTTTGCCATCCAAATAAAACTTTTATAAAAAACTCCTGGAAAGGCTGGATGTTAAACCGCTGCCCTGCAAATTCGCCTTTGGTATGGCGTAAAGCTGAGATGAAGCCATAAGCACGATTGGCCATGGCTTCCGAATAACAATACTCCCAACTTATATTATTTAAATCTCTTAAATGCCTTTCAACGGCTAACCTTGCATAGGTGCCAATGTTTACACGACCGCTAACAACATCATCAATAAATTGCATTAATCCTTATTGCCTTTTAATTTCGTACCTAATATACTTTGAATGAGTAAGACAAACGCCATCAATCCCCATGCCTCTAAGTAGTCAATATATGGTAAGCCAAAAATAGTAGGTATCAGCCAATTCCACATGAACCACACAGGCAGAGATACAACTGCCAAAGCGGCAACAGAGGAAAGGATGGTGATGGCGGTATCTTTGTACTTATCCATTAATTCATTTTTAGCAATTTAGCTATTTCATCCTCTTCTGTGTCGCTGCCATCCTGGAAATACTCTAAAGTTAAACGAGATTTAGGATCAAGTCCTAATGTCTTCGATAATTCAAGAAACAACTCAAATCCTTGCTTAAATGCAGTCCATTCCGCACTTACCTGCCTTGCACCGTTCGGATGAATCATAACTGCACCATCTTTGCTCAATATCTCCGCATTATGCAATAAATGACCAATAGCACGAGCTGCAATTGAAAGATAAATTTCATCAACTTGCTTACCTGCCTTGTGCGTCTTTAAATGTTCCCGGATGCGATTGTAAATTCTAAGTTCACCTGCGTCGAGGTTCAGCATTGGGTCACCGATTTCTGTGGGAGAAAAGGTTTTAACCCTACTTTGTTCAAGTGTGCCTTGTAGCATCTTTGTTTTTATTGTCTTTGTTGCCATGTTATTTTGACTTTATAAAATACTTTATTAACCCCGTCTTTGAGAGCTGCGCTGATGTGTTCTGAGTTGGGCAGCACGATTCTTTGGCAATCGTCAAAGTTTCGACCTCCGCCCGTCGTTTCCCTTCCTTCCTCCCTCTTGCTCCTTTCTTCGCACCTTATCTGCCAACCATGCAATCACCTTGCCTTTGTCAGCAGGTATATACTTACCATCTGCATCAATGTGAATAGTGACAGGTGCAATGGATGTTCTTTCATGTATTGATTTAGTATCATGACATGACTTACACAGAGCAAGAAGATTGTTTAGGTTATACATTGAACCTCCTCGTGTGATTGGTATCATGTGGTCCACACATCCCTTGTAATCACCTGGTGTTATATCTGTCATAATACCTAAAGTAATGCAGCATTCGCACAATGGATTAGCACGACGATATGCCTTGCTCATCCTTTCCCATGCGCTATTGTAGTTACCTTGCTCTCCGCTTGGTGTGCGATGTAGCTTGGCTTTATGTATGGTGCTGCTTGTTCCCTTAGTTATGTATGGCATCTATATTCCCTTTAATATCTCCCAGCGTTTACGGTTCAGTAAATCTATGTGTAGTGTTTCGCGTATGTAGTTTCTTCCTTCCTTAACGAGTGCCAACTTATCAATGTTGCCATTCATAATTTCATTTACTAAATTAAAAAATGAACCACTATCTTCATAATGTAATACACCAGGCATTTGAAATTCTGGAAAGTATTTATCCGCTATAACTGCCATTCCATTAGCCAAGCACTCAATAGCAAATATATTACTTTTAGATAAATTAAAATCATTGCGCACTAATGGATAAAAGCCAAAGTCACCTTCTATCCGCTGCATGAATGTAAAATACACAAACATAGATGACCATTCAACATTGATAGCTTTCTTATGTAAGTCATACATCATAAACTTTGTAAGACCAAAGAAAGTAACCTCTGCATCCATTTCAAGCATATAGTTAATCTCTTCTTTAATAGTGTGCAAATCTGCAAAATGTGTACTTCCTCCACGCCAGACAAACCTTGTAGGCTTATGTTGTTCTTTGGCATCAAACATTGGTAAGTCCGATGGTGTCCAGCCGTTAGGAATGACATACATTGGTATCTTGCCTTGACACATTGGATAATAAAGGTCATATAGCTTTTTAGTAGAAACTATAACTGCATCTGCAAAAAGGAAAGTATCTGAGATTTGTTTTTTTACCTGAGGATTAGAAAAATAAATTGATGCTGGATTATCTTCCGGTACTTCTAAAAGATGATCGTCAAAATCTATTATCACCTTCTTCCCCATCCGCTTCGCATCTGCCATAATGCCAAGGCTTGCAGTTGAGTTAGGCCTTTGAATTAAAACTATATCTGTGTTATAGATGTCATACCACATTGCCTTTTCCTGTTGGCATATAATATGCTCAAACTTCTTCTGTAATGCTAAACGCGTAAATGGGCCAATACTACGGTAATAATCAGTAGCCTGGCTTTTGCTTGATGTAAATGTGGTTAACTTCATTTAGTATAGGAGTCTAAAATGTGTTCCAGTGTCTTTTCCATAGAAACACGTTTTGATGAGTTAAAGCTAAGATTCAACTGTATTTTCAACAATTTATCATAGACTTGAGGTGAAAGTAAAACACCTTTTCTTTTAGGTACATTTTCTTTTGACATATTTTTTTTAGTATTTATGTTGCAAATATATATAATTAATATAACTTTGCAAATAAAAAATTATTTTATGATAAAACTAATCGTATCTGGAAGAGTTGGAAGCGACGCACAATTGAAAACAGTTGGTGATACAATGGTATCCTCCTTTTCCATTGCCCACTCTGAAAAAGTGTACGGCGCTAATCCTGAAAATAAAACAATTTGGATTTCATGTTCAATCTGGGGAGAGCGAGCGGAGAAGCTTAATCCGCACATCACCAAAGGCACTTTCCTTGTCGTGGAAGGATCAGGAGGAGTGAATGCTTATTTGAAAGATGGGCAAGCCTCCGCCATGATAAACTGCCGTGTGACTTCCTTGGAATTTGGTGGAAAGCCGCAAACGGAAGCACCAATCACCACTCCGCCAACTGGCAAGGTAAACCTTGAAGAGGAATTGCCATTTTAATTTTTAAATCAAATAGTATGAAAAATCAAATTGAATGGGATGTATATTCCCCAATCACCAAAAGCCGTGACCAAAGAAGAGCATGGCTATTACTTGTAATTATCATAATAGTGCTGTGTGTTTCGTTTATGGGCAATGCCACACCAAAGCGCACCAAAAACACTCCCGATCCGTATAAGGAATATCCACAGGAATTGCCACAGATAGACATGAAGAATCTACCGGGCAAAGAGATTAAAAAACTTGATAAACAGGAGTTAATTGAATTTTTAGATGTACGAGGCTTTAGAAGATTGGAAGGTAAAAACATTGTGGAGTTAAGGAGGATTTGGTTAGCATATATGTATGACAATTTCTTTTACACCATGCACCAGAAAACCAACCTTCCCATCTCCGTTATCTATGCTTTTTTTATCATTGAGGCAACAAACAACGGCATTGAAAGTAATCTAATGGCAAAAGCCTTAAATCCTGGCGGAATTAAATACCGAGGCACAGGCAGCAAAGTAAGTGCGATGGATGACTGTTATAAGAATGGCGTAAAAGTTCCCTGCACCTTCCAGGCTTTCAACTCCTACAATGCCATGGTGCAAGGCTGGGCAGATGTACTCAATTTACCACGTTATAAGAAATGCAAAAGATTTGTATTTAAGGAGCATAACAGAGGGATGACTGCGAAGGACATTGTAAATGCAACTTGCAAATGCTTTTACAAGTCAGGATATCATACCAGTAATCTTTGGAAAGTGAGAAGTAATTTATCATCGGAGTACTGGACAATGAAAGCCAGTTTTCCAATAATGGAATTTTAAAATGGTTGACCATAAATTTTTCTTTGACAAATCCGTTGAACTTGGATTTACAACGCGTGATTATTTGTCACTTGTTAACCTCCACGAAAATGGAGCAAGGACGTTGCAGATTATGGGATGTAAAAGCGTTTTTGAATTTGGCAGCGGATTAGGCTTCTTTTTATCTGCCTGCCAGCGCATCCAGTTCTTTAACCATGTCGGCTTTGACATTAATCCGTATGAGCGTGATTTTGCTTTAAGCAAAGGTGTTGACCCAAACAGGTATTTACTTGGCAAATGGATTACAAATAATAAAAAAGGAAGGTATGAATTAAAGACATATGGCAGTTACGATGCTATTTATTCTGTGGAAGTATTTGAACACATGACAGATGAGGACTTAGATAAAGTTCTGCCAATCCTTTACAAGGCCTGCAACAAGTACTTTTATTTTACCTCCACTCCTTTCTACTCCGCTGACCCAGCCTTTGACATACAATGGGGACATATTAACATTAAGCAGAAAGAGGAATGGATAGCTTTGTTTTATAGTCACGGCTTTGATTATTTGCAGGATGCGAAGGATGTGTGCAGCTGGGGAATGATTTTTGGTAAAAACTAAAATATTATAACCTAAATTTATTATTAACCAATGCAATTAAATTTATAATTGCAAAATTACAAATAGTATGAAAAACCAATTAATTGAACTAACTGAAAAGTTAGTTAATCTTTTAAATGAAGAAAAAAATTTTGACACTTTAATTGAATCAATCAATTATGTTAGAAATGAAATTCACCAAAAAAGTCCTTTTAAAAGTGAGCCAGTAGACTTTGTTAAATGGATTAAAAATGATGATGTTTTTTCCAATGATTACAATCCAAATAAAGTTGCGCCTCCAGAAATGCAATTATTAGAAGTATCTATATTAAACGATGGATATACACAACCAATAGTTACATTTCCACATGAAGAAAAATCTGAAGTAGTTGATGGTTTTCATCGATCCCGAGTAGGCAAGGAAAGTAAATTAGTAAAAGAAAGAGTTAAAGGTTATTTGCCAACTGTTATTATAAGACCAGAAGTATCAGATAGAAATGCAAGAATTGCATCAACTATTAGACATAATAGGGCAAGAGGTAAACATCAAGTTTCTGCTATGTCTGAAATTGTGATGGAACTTAAAAATAGAAATTGGAATAATGCAAGGATTGCAAGAGAATTAGGAATGGATGAAGATGAAATTTTAAGATTATGTCAAATATCAGGTTTAGAAAATATGTTTAAAGATGCTGATTTTTCTAAAGCATGGGTTACTGATGATGAAAATAATTCGTTTGAACATTTTGATGGTATTGTTGATGAAATTGATATGAACAATCATAGAATACCAAACGAGTCAGATGAGCAAAGAATTTTTCATCACTACGAAAAATGGGAACACGTTAAATATAATTTTTTTGGAACACATCATCCAAGGTATTCTAAACTTCAATGTGAACATTTATATAAGGAATTATTATCAAACATTGATAAATTTAAAAGTACAATGCATTGCATAATAAATGAATGGGTTTATGCGTGTGAACATAATTTAACGAATAAAAGTATGAACCGAATTGCATGGCTTGGCCAAGCATCATTAGCTTATGTTCACCAAATACCATCAGTATATTGTTCTGGTTTTCAATTATTGGATATTAAACAAAAAAATGATGCAAACAATGCAGCATTGGATGTTTTAAACAAATGGTTATCTGATAGAAATTTAGAAATTGTATCACTTGATGATGCCTTATTAATTAACAGACAAGTAGAATTATATTAATATGAAAAAATATATTGAAAAATCAGTATTAGAAGCATCAATTGAAAGAATAAGTATTTCATTTGATATTTTTGAAAATATTTATATTTCTTTTTCTGGTGGTAAAGATTCTACGGTAATGCTTCATTTAGTTATGAATGAGGCAATAAAAAGAAATAGAAAAGTAGGTTTATTTATAGTAGACTTAGAGGCACAATATGCAGATACAATAAAGCATATTCAAAATTGTGTAA